AGCTCTCTCAAACATGATTATTTATAACCGCGCGTTATCACTTACAGAGTTAGAAAAGGCTACAGCAAGCTGGTAAAACGACATAAGAATTTTCCACATTTTAATATTTAGTTATTTAGTTAACCTATGAAAAACCTTGAAGCAGTACAAGAGGCGCTTACATGGCTCGGCACTCCTTATCACCATCAGGGCCGTGTAAAAGGTGTGGGGGTGGACTGTGGTACTTTGATCTGTGAAGTTTATGAAAAAGTTGGACTCATGGACCATTTAGACCCGCGGCCATATCCACCTGACTGGCACTTACACCAGATGGGGCAACGTTATTTAGAACTCATCTTAGGTGTATGTGACCCAATCGAAGGGCCACCACAGCCGGGTGATATTGTTTTATATCAATTTGGCAAGTGCATCAGTCATGGTGCAATTGTCATCGAATGGCCACAGGTCATTCACAGTTATCTCCATCAGGGAGTGATTATCCAAGATGGAACAAAAGGAAGTTTAGCCCGGCGAATTGCCGGGTTTTTTCGTATGAAGAGGCTTAAATAAATGGGTGGATTATTTGGTAGTACTACGATTAGTACAACGGATACCCGTATTAACTCTATGCGGATCCAGCAGTCAGCTTATGGGCTTTGCCAACCATTGGTTTATGGCAAAACCCGTGTAGCGGCTAATATGTTTTGGTATGGAGATTTTACAGCTACACCTCATACAACAGTTCAAAAGTCTGGTGGTAAGGGTGGGGGTACAAAAACCAGTAATACCACCTTTAGTTATAGCGCCTCTCTCATGCTCGGTTTATGTGAAAACCAGATTAAAAAGATCGGGCTAATTTGGGTAGACAAAGAGCAGTATGTACCAAAGCAGGAAGGATCTATTACTTTAGATCCAATCGATCAGTTAAAGTTTGAATTGTTTGATGGGAATAATAATCCGCCGTGGGGATGGTTAGTTTCAAAGCATCCTGATCAGGCAATTAACTATCCATATTTGGGATATGTAGCATGTGCTAATTATGAGATGGGAAATAGCGCTAGCCTTTCAAATCATAACTTTGAAGTGATCAGTACTATTACGCTATCTGACACAATTGATGATGCTAACCCGGCAGATGTTATTGAAGATTTCATCACTCATCCACGTCATGGTGCGGCCCCAAATCTTAACATTGCGGATCTGGAAGAGTTTAGAACCTATTGCCGGGCTGCTAATCTCTTGATTAGCCCTGCATTCACAGAACAACGACCAGCTTATGAAACTATCAATGAGATTGTCGAGGCGGTTAATTGTGCTGTGGTACCAAGCCCGGATGGCTTAAAGATCCGTTCTTTTGGGGACTCTGCAATAACGGGTAACGGCGTTACCTTTACACCTGATCTCACACCGGTTTACCACTTAACTGATGATGACTTTATTGGCGATGATGAGCCAGTACGTGTGCGCCGTAGTCGTGACACAGATGCCTATAATCATGTGCAGATTGAATACATTAATCGCTATAACCAGTACAACACTGAAACTACAGAAGCCAAGGACCAAGCAAATATTGAAATGTTTGGCTTGCGTACCGAGGATCCTGTGGAATGCCATTATTTTTGTGAGCCAAAAATAGCCCGCCATGCTGCACAGCTTCGCTTACAACGATTGCTTTATGTTCGTAATGAATACGAGTTTACCTTGGGCTGGAAGTACTGCCGGCTTGAGCCGATGGATATTGTCACCATTACAGATGAAGCATTGGGCCTAAATCAATTTCCTGTACGTATTACACGTATTGAGGAAGATACGTTCGGTGAATTAACTATTACGGCCGAAGAACTGGCCGTAGGCTCAAGATCAGCCATTGAATATGGTTCGCAGGCATCTAATGGTTATCAAGGTGGTAATGAAGAACCAGGTAATGTGAATGCTCCAGCTATATTTGAACCTCCGCTAGATCTTACTGATGGAAGGAATCAAGTATGGGTTGCTGTATCCGGCGGCATTAATTGGGGTGGCTGTAATGTATGGACCAGTCTTGATAATACGACCTATGAAATGATTGGCACAATTTATGGATCTGCACGTTATGGGCAGCTTGTTACAGCAATTGATGCAGATGATTCGACTTTACAGGTTGAGCTAAATACGGTTAGCCAAATCTTCAGTGGAACATTAAAAGATGCTCAAGCGGACCAAACACTTTGTAAAGTGGGGGATGAGTATTTTAATTATCAGGTAGCCACATTAAACGGATCTGGTCTTTATACCTTAAGTGATGTTTTACGTGGACGTTTTGATGATGCACAAATTCACAATGCTGGTGAGCCATTTGTGCGCTTAGATAAAGCAATATTCAAGTATAGTTTCAATGAAAACCTTGTAGGTAAACAGATCTTCTTGAAATTCACTAGCTTTAATGGGCTGGAACGTAAAGAACAAACATTAGATGAGGTTACAGCATACAGCCATACCTTGTCGGGTGGACGTCCAGCAGGTGTTAAAGGTCTTTCGCTTCAATCTCCGTTTGTAGGTACCACTTTTAAGGCTCAATGGCAAAGTTCAACTGGTGCGGATGGCTATCGTGTACAAGTCTGGTCGAATGGGGCAATGATTCGTGAAGTTGATACAACAAATACGGATTATAGTTATTCAATCGAAGAGGCTAAGCAAGATGGTTTAGGCCGAGCTTACACAATTCGAGTAGCCAGCAAGAATGGCGACCAAGTTAGTACCTATGCTGAATTGAGTATTAGTAATCCGGTTCCGCCAGTACTTCTCAATGTGTACACAGCAGCAACCGTAGATTCTATTACGGTGAATTGGGTGCCTAGTGAAGTACCTGATCTGAAAGACTATGCAGTGTGGCTAAGCGCTACACCTAACTTTGATCCTACACAAATGCCGCCTACGTGGACCGGCACAGATTTAACAACTACTTTTGGAGGACTACAACCAACTACTCCATATTACATTCGTGTTGCTGCACGTGATGTATGGGAAAACACAGTTTGGAACTATACAAATCAGATTACTCAAAGTACTTCTGAAGCTTAAATTTATCTAATTCATAGCACCCAATTCGGGTGCTTTTTTATTACCTAAATTTTCTGGAGAAATAAATGGAACCAGTTTCCACTAGCGGTTTTACAGCACTTTTAAAATTTTACGGTGCTGCAATCATGATTACGCTTGCAATCGCATTGGTTGCAATGGTTGTGATGATGACACGCATGCCACGTTCACCGAGAGAGTGGGCTGTTGGGATGATTTGTACGGTTGTATCGAGTTTGGCAGGGGGTTCATTCATTATTGTGAAGTGGGGACTTCATGAGTGGGTTACAGATATATGGGGGATGACTGCATTAGGTGGATTTTTCTTTGTTTGTGGTTTACCCGGTTGGGCTTTAGTCAGATGGATCTTCAACTTCATTGATAAACAAGAAGGTAAGACGATTGTCGAAGTAATTAAAGAAGTTAAGAAGGCTAAGAATGATATTACAGGTGGTGGACCATGACAGTTAAAAACTTCTTCGATGCTGCTCGTGTCATTGCAGGTGGCAAGCTTACACAAGCACAAGTAGATGATCTAAATAAGGTGGTCGATAAACTTGCACCTTCTGGCATGACTACAAGTGATGTTGGTGTAGATCTAATCTCAGGATTTGAAGGCACTCGATTCACAGCTTATGACGATGGTGTAGGAGTCTGGACCATTGGCACTGGCACCACAGTTTATCCAAATGGCGTGAAGGTCAAGAAGGGCGATACTTGTACAGCAGAACAAGCCAAGACTTACTTTAAGCACGACTTGGCTAAATTTGAAAAAACTGTAAATGAATCGGTGACTGTGCCGATAAATCAAAATCAATTTGATGCTTTGGTATCACTGACTTATAACATTGGCTCAGGTGCTTTTAAGGGTTCAACATTGCTTAAGTTGCTTAATAAAGGTGACTATCAAGGCGCTGCCGATCAATTCCTAGTTTGGAACAAAGCAGGTGGCAAAGTTATGAAGGGCCTAGTTCGTCGCCGAGAA